GTTGACCTGGCTGCCCTGAAGCCTCTGCCGCGCCGTAAGAACGGTAAGGTCATTAAGACTGATGCCGCTCCGCCATCTGGTTTCGACGATGGTGTTGTAGTTGTCGTTGAGCCGGCTACTCCCACCTCAGTGGGTGGTAGCGAAAAGAAGAAGCGTAAACGCCAGGGATCGGGTGTCTTGAAGAGGAAGGCGGAGAAAAACGCCGAGCGACTTAAGAGTCGCGCCTCTGAGGCGTCTCTGTCTTTCCTTGGAGAAAGTCCGCGGTGTGTCTGCGGCGACAAGGACGAGCCTTCATTTGAAGGTTGTGGTTGTAAGCGGTTCAAAGCTTTCGTTAAGCGTTTTCTTGAGGACGGTGACGAGGGTAATGGGTTTTATCGCGTACACGACGAGATGCGTGCGGTGCGACGGGAATACTTGTTGACGAAAGTCGATAAGGTAGTTTCTGATCGTTTGATTGACGAAGATGAGCTCGTCCGTCGCGTTGGCGCACAACGTGACGATCTCGAGTCCGTCAAGTCGGAATCAAGCGGACGTCAAGCTGTTGGTGCGGTCTGTGCCGATATTATGTTCGACGAAGCGGACGATGCTGAAGCCAACACTTTGTTGGACAAAAGTCATCGTTTGCATCAGGAGTTGGAACGTATGGCCCAAGAGGAGTCAGATGCCGAGTTAGCTCGTGACGTACAGTTTATGTCATTGGCTGACAAGTGTGAGGAAGAACAGCGTATTCAGGTACGTGTTGATGATGAGGGAGTTCACCGTGCCGATGTGCACGTGGAGCCAGAAATCGTTCTTGTTGATGCCGAAGGCAATCCTATTGTCCGGCGTAACGTTTCGATTCTGCCACGGTACGACCATTCCGTGTCTTCCACCTCAACTCAGGCGACCAACGAGTCGTGCGACACTGAATATTATGCGCATTTAAACGAGTAAGCGGTCCCTCGCAAGCCGACGTGCTTTTGGCACGCGCTCGAGGTGACCGCATTTCTCGGGGACACAGCGTCGAGGGCGAGGCGTGTTTCGAGGATGTGGATTTAAACGATGTTGCCGTTGGTGGAGATTCCGACCGGCGCCTCGTTAAGTTTGGTGATGGAGAAATCGCGATGCCTTTGTCTTACGACAAGGTTGATGTACACGATTTTCCGTGGTTGATGGCTGAAACCAAGCCCGTAGGTTTTACTTACGATGGCATTGGTTTAGGTGTTAGCCCGGACGCGTTGGTGCAGAGACGTAGGCAATTGCCGAAGGACTGTGCTAGAGCGCGCCCCATTGAGGTTACCAATGCTCAACGTGACGCTGGATATTTTGGTGAACTCGATCCCAACAAACCCATTGGGGATGTTGATAAGAAGAGATTGAGGAAACCTTTGTTACCCAGTGATGTTCGACAGGTCGTTGATACATTGGGCCAGTTTTTGAAGATGAAGACCGATGGACAACATCGGACCGAAACTTCTATTAAATGGCTTTGTGTTGAAGCGTATAGGTGGTTCGATACCTACGATTGGCAAAGTAGTGGTTATAGCTACGTAATGATGCGTGCGTGCACTATGCGTGCGATGTCACATTGTATGCCAGTCGATGATCTTGAGCAACTTGCGATCACGGCTTGTGAGTATTACAAAACCGGTTACTCTAAGTTCTTTAAGGATGGTCAGAACCGTATGGGTTGGTTCGACAAGTGGAGGTTCGCTAAACGTAGCAAACATGTTGTGGTACGTGTCGCTGAGGGTAAAATGCCCTTGGAGGACGGCTGGGTGGAAAATCTCGAGTATGCGTTAGATCGCACATTCGCAGCTTTAACACTCGGTTTGTTAGAGGATGCGGACTCGCATGATGCAGCGGCTGATGGGCGAGCTTGGCGTCATGGATTGGAATCACGTTCCGATTTTGATGGCTATGAAGTAACCGGGAAGAAGTCTTGGTGGAAGAAGTTCAAAGGAACTAAGAAGAGCACCTGCACTGCTCATTTAAGCGGGATGAACCATTCTCGCTATGATGAAGCGGCTAGAGGAGTAGCTTCTGGTTATTTAAACTAAATCTACCCGTAAAACCATGTTTGGCAAGTTTTAAGGAACTTGCGAAGGGATGTGAAATATTATATGTCCCTCCTGACCCTGACGTTGTTGTAACTAGACGTCGGGGCACACGCATGGCTATGCTAATGCCCGAGATTGCTTGTGAGGCTTTGGGGGTGAAGGAATATGGTCTACATGAACATACCGTGGAACAAGAACTACGGACAATCATGAATAGACATTTATTCGCCACACCCGAAGTAGACAAGGGGTCATCGGAATGGCGCGGGTTTAAGAAGGCTATAACCGCGCTCGCTAAAGAGGTCGGATATGTCCCACGAACTAGTAATCATGAGTTGATGAAAGGACGTGCAGGACGGTCTGGACGCAGGATGCGAGCTGGGCTCCATCGATACCTTACTGAGGGAGTTGTCCGCAAGGATAGCTTCGTTTCTGAGATGCAAAAACTTGAGCTGTATGAAGTCGATATGATCGATGTTAAAGAAGACCGCGGTATTCAGTTCCGTCGGCCAGTATTTAACGCTGCGTTAGCTAAACATTTAGTTGGCGTGGAACATGCAGTAATCAATGCCATCGGGGGAAATAAATCGGGAGTACCGTTTATGGCTAAAGGACATGACATGTTCGAGCGTGCTAATATGCTTCTCATGATGTCCAGTCACTACCGGAACCCCATATATATTGAACTCGACCATAGCAGGTTTGATGCACACGTTAGTAGGGACCATTTAGTTGCTGAACACGCGTTTTACAAACAGGTTAGGGGCTGGGATCGACATCTAGCTTGGTTGTTGAAGTTTCAATTACGCAATATTGGCTTTTCAAAGGGAGGCATTAGGTATGTCACCAATGGGAAGCGCATGAGCGGGGACTTTAACACCGGGTTGGGCAATTCCGTTTTAAATTACGGGTTGTTGAAGTCCTGGTTGGTTGCATCCGGTGTGGATGGCGACATCTTCTTAGATGGTGACGATTCAGTCATAATCATTGAGGAAGATGATCTGGCAAATCTCTTAGACGTTAAGGATTACATGCTTAAACTTGGTTTCGTTACCGAGGTGGGTGGTATTCAAGATAATGTCCAGAAAGCAGAATTTTGTCAGTCACGTGTTGTTTTCGGGTCTGAGGGCCCGTTCATGTGTCGCAATCCGCAGAAGTGGTTAAGGACTATTGGTATGACAGCTGAGTCACGCGGGCCTGAAACGGCTTATGGCGTTATGCACGCCGCGTGTGTACTTATGTTGTGCAGTAGTCGGTCGCATCCGCTTATGGCTCCTTATGTTCGCTGGATGAAACGGCGCAATGCGCATATGTTTGTACCAGAGATTTGGCGCTATAGGTTGGGGGAGAAACTACCAAAAGGTCTTGATATTTCAGTCGCATATCGTGAGCCAAGCGTTAAAGAACGCGTCTCATTTGCTAATGCGTGGGATATTAGTCCTTTGTTGCAACAATCGTTTGAGGAAGACGTACACGTTATGCCACTTTTGCCAATGACAAAGGAGGCTAAACAACGAGTGCAGGATCCTTTGACGTTGTGTTGTGATTTCTGGGAGCCAGACGAAAGCAATCCGTTCGCTTTAGAATGCGTTGTGGACGTCTCTTGGAGTAGTATGGACGAAGGGTATCGAGCACGCTGGGAAACAAAACTCACCTCATAAGGGTGACCCCTCCTCTAGC